ACGGCGACCGCTGCGCACCAGTTCGACCATCTGGTCGCGAAACCCTTGGGCGTAGGGTGGCTTCGGTTTGGGCATTTTGGACTCTTCCTTTCAGTTGGAAAGTGTCCGTGAAATGGGGGCAACTTCACTGGCTCTCGTAGTGCTCCAGAACGTCGGTCTTCAGCGACAACTTCAGTTCGGCCACGTTGCCGGGCGAGCGCACCTCGATCGGCAGACCGGCGATGTCGCGCTTGCCGAGAAAGACTCGGCCTTGAAAACTTGCATAGGTGCTCATTGCTTGGGTTCCTTACGTTGAAAGGGAGAAAGGTCGACGGATGGGTCGGTGGGAGTTCGGACGGGCTTCGGTTCCCGAGCAGCGATGTCGTTCGCCAGCAGCCATTCGCCGGCGTCAGCGTCGACCTCGATGCGGTCACCGGGTCCGTAGGACTTGCCCGCATGCGTGTGCGGGCGCGTCAAAACGAGTCGGGTCATGGGTGTCATCCTTGGGTTGCCAGGTCGTGGGCCAGCGTTCGGTAGGTGATGCGGTAGCGCGCGGGAATGGAAGCGGCGACGGCATCGGCGTCCTCCACCTCCCACTCGCATTCCTGCTCACGGATCCCGAGCGCGAGTCCGCCCAGATTCAGGTCGGACATCAGGGCCGCGTGGGCGGCAGTCAGCAGCCGGTCTGCCTCTGTCTCCGGAACGATGGGAGGCACCGCACGGGCCAGGGCAACGATGCGAACCGTCAGTTCTCGGGTGACGCGGTCATTGGCACGCTCGGCAATCGCATCCGTCTCGGGGAACACCACCAGCGCCGGGCATTGCTCACGCGTGACTGCCACCGACGGTGATCGGTGGACTGTGGCGCCCAGAGCCTGTGCTGCGGGACGCACAGCCGCCATCACCGCCAGCAGGATCTGCTCGCGGATCGAATTGCCAGCCATGGCTTCAGATCCGAGTGAGACGGGCGCGTCGCTCGGTGCCGTCGCCCACGGAACGAACTTCACGCACCAGATAGGTCGCCGACCCGATCTGGACTTGCTCCTGGGCCGCCAGGCCCGTGAACACCGATGCCGGGAACGTCATGACGTACTCGGTGCTGACGGTCAGCCCATCCAGAAGGGATTCGTCCGGACAGGAAAATCCCACTGAATGCGACTGTGCCGCCGACCCGTCCGACGGGTGCCAGACGCAAGCCTTGAGCAGGCCAGCGCTGGCGGCCGCCGCGTAGACGGTTTCGACCAGGCCCATGGATCAGGCCGCCGTGAGCTTGACCAGCACGCCGGGGCGATGGCACATCGGCAGCGGGTTGGACTGCGTGTGCAGGTCGGTCCCCCGGTCGAACTTGCGCGGCTCCTGTTTGGCGTAGATCGCCTGCCCCAGGGTGTTGGCCGTCTCGTTGAAGTCGGCCGGCGCGAAGTACGTGCCGAAGGTATCCACCGTCCCCATCGGGAAGGCATGGGCTTCACCGGCGGCGATGAAACGACGGCTGGTGCCGTTGATGTCCGTCGCCTGGCCACGGTACTCCTCGAAGGTCACGCCGCCGAAGGTGAATCCGGCGCGCATGTCGTTGATGAGCACCGCCCCCTGCTGCCAATAGGTGAAGGCGTCCTTGACCTTGGCGTGGTCGGTCAGCGCATCGAAGAACTCCGGCGAGCACAGCACCCGGATGCCGGTCATGAACTCGCCCTTGAGGTTGTCCTCCAGATGACGCAGCACGTCGGCGCACTTCTTCTTCACGTTCGACGAAGCATTGCCCAGATCGAAGCTCACGACCGCCGGCGAGATGCCGAACTCGTCGTACAGGTCGTAGATGACCGAACCATCGGCGTCGAGGATCACGCCCTTGAGCGCGCCCATGCGCAGGTGCTCCAGCGTGATGGCGTGCTTGTTGCGCATGGTCTCCAGGTGCCGGGCCATCACGCCGGCCACCGACTCCATCTCGGTCTCCGAGCCGAAAGCACGAATGCCCTGGACCTCTTCGGGCAGGACCACATCGTCGTGCGGGATGTGCGGGATCACGAACGAGCGGACCTTGCGCTTGCCGCGTGCGCCGACCGTACCTGGGGCACCCGGGGGCAGCGTCGGCAGCAGGTTGAGCACGCCGTTCTGCTCCTCGACGATGACCTGGCGCGTGCGCACCGGCTTGGCCGGGAACAGATCGAGCGACTCGAGGCGCCCATAGCGGTTGGGGATGACGTTGGTGGCGGAGGTCAGTGCCGCCATCGAAAACGCCGGGGTGTTGAACGGGTTGTTCATGTTCAGGATTCCTTTCAGGCGGACTGACGAATGAGGATGCCGCGTGCTTCCAATGCGGCGATGGCGGCGACTTTGTGCTCGGGCGTGATGCCCGAAGGCCAGACGACGGCGTGTGATGCGACGACGGCGTGGCGTGCGAGCAGCAGGACGTTGTCGCGCTCGATCAGGCTGGCGTCGCAGTCGATCAGCAGGATCCCCACGGGCGATTCGGTGCCGTCGGTCGCGTCCGGCTCGTAGCGCTTGATCTTCGACGTCGCGGCGACGCGCCCGACGACGGCGCCGAGTTCGAGGCGTTGCCCGGCGGCCACGGTGACGATGTCACGCGAATAGTTGAGGCAGTCCTCCTCGTACTTGAGGAGATCGCCGAGGTTGAGAGGTTCGTTGAGTGCAGACATGGCTTCAGTCCTTTCCAGTGAGTTTCTTGACGGCCTTCATGAGGGGGTTCTGCTCCGGCGATGCGGCAGTGGAAGCAGCGTCGGGGTGGATCAGGGAACTGATCTCCGTGCCCTGTGCCCGACCGGCCAGGAGCGTCTTGCGCACCTGTGCGACGCTGGCGCCTTCGCTGAGGAAGGACAGCGTGAGCCCGGGCTGACCAGCCAACTGGCACAGCTCGGCGATCGCCACGGCATCGGCGCGCACCTGGGTGACCGCCGCGTCCACCGCAGTAGTGACGTCGTGGCCGACGCCGTGCACTTGCGACTGGACTGCAGCGTTGCCGTCGGCCGGATCCGGCTTCTCGGGTGCGAGTGCCGGGTCTTCCGGCGCATTGGTTGACTCCGGAGGGAGTCGGTCGATGGCGTTCTCATGCATCGCGTTTTTCTCCATGGGGTTGGTTGAAAAGAGCGCCCCTTTGGAGGTGGAGAGGGGAACTGGTAGCAGCGAGGAACTTCAGGCCGGGCGTCGCAGCGTTCGTCGCGAGGTAGGACGCGAAGTCGACCAACGCCGACTCGGTGGTGCCAAGCCGATCGGCCAGTCCGACGCTGATCGCGTTGGGGCCGAAGTACAGGCCGGCTTCGGTGGCACGCACGGCCGCCGCATCGAGGCCGCGCATCGTGGCGACGTGATCGACGAAGAGCCCGTACAAGCGATCCACCTCGGCCTGAAGCAGCGCGTAGGCATCGGGGTCTAGCGGCTCGTGCGGCGAGAAGTCGTTCTTGTGGGCACCCGCCGTCACCGCCGTGTAGCGGTAGCCGTCCTGCGCATCGCGGGCGGTCTGATCGATGTGCATCGCGATCACGCCAATCGATCCGACGCCGCCGGTCTGGCTCACGTAGATGCGCGAGGCCGCGCAGGCGATTGCGTAGGCCGCCGAGAAGGCCGAGTCGCTTGCAACGGCCCACACGGGCTTGACCGCACTGGCAGCGCGAACCCGCTGCGCGAGTTCGAAGACGCCACCGGCCTCGCCACCTGGCGAGTCGATGTCCAGCAAGATGCCGGTGATCGAAGCGTCGGCCAGCGCCGCATCCAGCATGGCGGCCACTTGGCCGTACGACGTGAGGCCCGACGCAGCGTCGAGGCCGAGGGACCGGCGCACCAGCGTGCCGTAGACCGGAATCAGCGCGATGCCCGGGGCGGCGCCGACGTTCGCCCTGGGCGCAGGGACGGCGAGGGCTTCCTTGGCGGTGGGCCATTGGACGCGCTCACCGAGGACCGAAAGGATGACGTCGAGCTTCGAGCGGACGAGCAGAAGCGGCGTCCCGTACAGACGGGACGCCAAATGGGGCAACAACATGTCAGGTGCCTTGAGTTAGGGCGTCCGCGCTGGCGGACGCGAGATTCGAAGACCTGGGGTTCGCGCCGGATGCGGGTCCCTGGTCATGGCGATGGTCGGTGTCGAGCACCAGCCCCCATGTGTCGGCCCGAGCGTTCTCGGCAGCGATCTCGCGGTCGACGTCTTCAGCGTCGTAGCCGTTGGCAGAGATCGCTTCCGAACGGCTCATCAGTCCGGATCGGATGGCTGACTTCATCGCCTCGGTTTCCTTGAGCGGATCCACCCACTGCCAGCCCTGCGGGATCCACTTCACGGCCTGCCACTCCCGCCGACGCGCCGATCCACCACGCAGATAGCCAGGCAGGACCAGCGCGCCTTCCAGGACGGCCTGCGCCATCCATGCCGCCCAGATCGGGCGGCAGAGCTGATGCACGATCACACCGTGCTGGAGATGTTCTACGCGGCGGCGGAACTCCAGGAGACCGGCGCGGATGGACGAGTAGTTGACCTGGGTGAGGTCTCCGGTCAGCTGCTCATAGGTCACGCCCATGGCGGCGGCCACCGCCCGGAACTGCATGCGCAGGAATTCCGAGTACGAGCCACCGACATCGGCCGGCTGCGAGAACTTGATGTCCTCGCCGGGCTCCAGGATCTGCATCGTTCCCGGCTCCAAGCCGGAGAGTGCCACGCCGCTGGCATCCGCCGAGCCCTCACCAAGCAGGCTGTCCTCCGGGGACAGCCGCGTGATGAATCCGGCGAACATGGCCGCCGTCTTCTTGCGCACCAGTTCAGCGTCGTCGTACTGGTCCAGCTCGTGGAGCTTCACCAGCGCTCGGGCCAGCCACGGCTCACCCCGGATCTGCCCCGGGCGCAGCGGACGGAACATGTGGATGATCTCGGACGCATCGACGCGCACCGTGCTCATGCCGCCGTCACCAGACATCGGCGCGAGCAACCCGTCCTGCGGGTGGGATCGATACAGGTGGTACGCGACCCGGCGACCCAGCCGATCGAATTCGATGCCAGCGCGCACCAGGTTTCCGTTCTCGGCCGTGGTGTTGAGCGTCACCGGCAGGTGCTCGGGCTCGAGCACCTGGATCTGCAACGCGACAGGCAGACCGTCCTCGGGGCGGCGGTAGCGCAGGCGCACCAGCACCTCGCCGCCTTCGAGCATGGCGCGGCAGGCCATGGCCTGAAGCCCGTAGAAGTCGGTCAGGCCCGCCGCATCGGCCTCCTGGGTCCAGTCGCGCCACAGGGCTTGAATGGACTCCCGGGCTGCGGCGTCGCCCACTATGGACTGCGGCTTGATGCCAGTGCCGATGGCGTTGGCCACATAGGCTTCCAGCGCCGCATTGGCCCACGCGTTGCGCCGCACCAGGTCCCGGCTCTTGGCGCGCAATTCGTTCTGGGTCTGCAGCAAGGCGCCGATAGCACCCGGATTGCCGACCATCCACGCCAGGGCGCGACGGCCGCCACCCACGCCGTCATAGGTCGGCATGCCACCGAAGAGTCGGCGGCGAATGGACTGAATGAATCCCATCAGAAGCCCTTGGCGGTCGTCACGCGGATCTGCCGCGCGATGGGAGGGACCAGACCGGTGGCGGCCGATTGCTCGGCGAGCCCCGAGCGAACCAGTCGCATGGCTTCCTTCAGTTCCTCGATCGTCCGGTACTCGACGGTCTTGTCCGCGAAGGTCACGCGTCGTTCCCCGCGGGCCACAGCGCCTTCGAGCGCTTCGAGTTGTTCGAGCGTGTAGGCCATGGTCATCCCACCTTGATCGCGACGAGATTGCTGCCGGCCTTGACCGCCACGACCACGTTGGCGTTGCGACTGCCGAAGCGGATCTGAAGCAGCCCTGCGGTTGCCCCCATCACGACCAGCAAGTTGCCTAAAGCCAGAGTGCTCGAATTTGCGAGATCGATACCCGACGTCGCGGCACCAGCGTCACTGCCGCGCTGATTGGCGTTGGTCGTCGCAGTAAGGCTTGTCGGTGTGTTCCACTGAGCCACCACCGTCGCACCCGTTGGCACGGTCTGGGCGAGGCGGATCCCGTTGTTGGTAGCGGCCGACTGAAAGAGAACCTGCGCGCTGATGGCGTATGTCTCAAAGGCAGCCAGGCTTACGGCCAGCCCGGTTACGTTTGCCAGCGTCGCGGAGTTGTTGGTGACGTCTGCCGCCAGCTTCACCGTCGCGAGACGAGCGTCGGAATTGACGTCGACCCAGGTCGCCCCGTCACACCAATACAGATGGCCATCGGTCGATAGCCGAGCGATCGCGCCCGCCAATATCGCTGAAGGTGCTGGCAGGGCAGCGACAACCGGCACGACCCGGTAAGCCAGATCCTTCACCGCTTAACCCATCACCACGACGCGGTACGCGTTGCTGGCCGGTGCACTGGCGAAATTCAGCCGCGCGGTGTTGACCGTGGGCAGGCTCACGTCGCAGTTGACCTGCTCGTAACTACCCGATGCCTGGAACACCTGGACGATCACATCGCGGGTGGCGAAGTTGTGATTGACGTCGAACTGGGTGCTGCTGCCGTCCCCGATGGTGGCCTGTGCGCGGCGCGGCTTGTTCGTCCAGTTGTTGAGCTTGAGCGGCGTGACGATTCGCAGGTCGTCCGTGCCGCCGTCGGTCTCCGCCTGCGTGGCGATCTCCGCGATACCGGAGCTGGTCTCCGACGCCGCGCCCACCGTCCCACCGAACTGCAGCCAGGTGACGGTCGTGGTGTCGAGCACGAAATTCACGACCGACTGCCGCCAGCTGGTTCCAGCGGATGTACCTTCCTCGACGGTCGTGACGGCCTGTTCCAGTTCCGACGCGGTGTTCGCGTCCAGCGCACGCGTCATAGCAATCGCAGCGCCGTTCCAGATGTAGATGCCGTTCTCGGCGCCAAGGGTCTGAGCCTTGACGAGAACCCGATCCCCGACGGCAACCGTCACGCCGTCGATCGACGCGCCAGGCGAGGACAGGTTGATGTTGGTCTGGGACGCGACGCGGCTGGAGTCCTTCCACGCCAACCCTTCGACGGCAGAGTTCAGGTCGGCCAGCCGTGCCGGCTCATCCGGGTTGACCGGCGACGGCAGATTGCGAACGCGTGCGACCCCGCCAAAGTCGAGGTCGGAGAGTTGCTTACGGGACATTCAGTTCTCCTATCAAGTCAATCGGGCCAGCCCGGCAATCGGAATGGCGAAATAGATGACGAGCTGGTTCGGGCTCGTGTGGCGGACATCGGCTTCAACTTCGGCGCCGCCGCTGTCGACGATCGACACCGAAGGCCGAAGGCCCAGGTTGTGGTTCACGGTCCAG